TTTAGAACACTTGTAATCGTATCTAGCCATTATTTCTTTTTTTTAGCTTTAATCGGGAACTTTTTACAAACTGAAAGATACCCGTTTAGAATAACATCCATATCATCAACAAGATTAACTTTCTGTAATCTTAAAGAGTTCATTTGGTCTAAAACAGCTTCTTTAAATTGGGCATCGTCTATTCCACGAAGATAAGCTATTCTTTGTGCTTTATTTACTTCTATATCCATAAAACTAAGTCTAGTCGAGAATGGATGCCGATGTGAAGTATTGCCTCTTATATTTTGATAATACCCTCATATCCATCTCGTTTAAGATTCCTTCATTTAATAAATTCGGAATACTTTCGTATGTTGCTGAATAATCACCTAGTGATTCTTGTCTAACTAAGTTAAAGTTAGCATCTGTAGAGGTGTCAGCAGTATGTGTTGAAACTTCACCAGTTGGTTGTTGTGCTGATAAAGCTGCTGCTGTAATAAACATCTTGCCAGCACCTTTAGCACTAATAAACTTTAAATCTTTAGGAATGTCTTCTGCTGTTACTTCTGAATCTGAATATCCAGCAGAATAAACGATAGTCACATTTTGAAGTCTTATTGTTGACCATCTTTTGTTATTTGTTTTACGAACTCTACCCTCTGCTTTGTAAACTACAAAGTGCTCATCGTTACCTTCAGTTAACGCAACTGCATCTTCTGTAACAGAAGTTACTGCTACTATCGGTGCTGATTTTGTATAAAACTCTTCTTCATTGGTCCCATCTAGGGTTTCACTAATAGAAGATGTATACTCAAGCTCATAGCCTAAGTAATTTTTGATTGCTGCGTCAACTGCGGGTATAAAAATGTTTGTTATAGCTGTTTCGTCAGCTGAAGACATATCTACGCCAATAACACTTTTAACGTCAGAAACTGATGATAGTGCCATTAAAGACTACTTGTCTTCTGTGTCTTCGGGCTTAACGGCTTTATTTTCGACTTTTTTATCTTTTTTAGCAGCTTTTTTCTTAGGAGCTTTTTCTTTTTTACCCCAACCGTGGGATTCTAAATATTCCATTGAATATTCTTTACCGGCTTTAGCTACATTAGATGGGTTACCTTTAGGAACATCATTGACGTTACCTTCGAATAATGAGCCATCTGCCATTTTCCAAATATCTTTTTCTACTTTTATATATTCCATTTAAATCTTTTATTCCTTCTTTTTGGATTTGAAGGGGCAGAATAATCCACCCCTCCAAAAATTTCTTAGAATACCTCTTAGAAAGAAGTAATCTTTGAGAATGCTTCCTGTCTGTAGACAGCAAGACCGACTCTCATTGTTGCTCTAATAGCTAATTTTCCTTTAAGGAAGAAGTCACTATGTGAGTCTGATACAGCAAGGTCAATACCTTGTCGCATAACAACGTGAGCAGCTTCTCCACCACCGAATCTACCAACGAGAACTGTGTTCTCAGCGATAGCTGTTGATGGAACGACTGGGATACCCCAAATTCTTGGTTGAGGTGCATCACCGAAGCCACCACCAACAACGAAAAGAGGATTCTTAGCAGCATAACCTGCTGAAGATGTTCCTGCGAAATCGCTTATTGAGGTAACAACTTGATACCAGTCATTAGGGTGCATAACTATTGCATCCGGCTCTACAAATCCACCAGTTCTGATGTTTGTAATTGCTTGATACAAAGCCCCTAATTGCTTTAGCTCACCGGAGTAGGAACCGTAGGCAATAGTGTCTACGTTTGATTTACCAGCATCAAGGATACCCTCGATGTTTGGTGCAGTTCCGTCACCACTGAGAAGTTGAGAATCTAATCTCAATTTCATCATTGTGGCAAGCCTTGAGTTTACATAACCTTGAATTCCACTTACATCTGCAAGAAGTTCTTCAGTCACAGGCAAGAATACGCCAACCTTACGGATTGGTGCAGTTTGCTCTGTGAAGTCTAATGCTCCCTCTGCTGTTGTAGCTTCTTCAGCTTGTTCAGCAGCGGCATTTGTGAAGGTTGTTTCTTCCATATATGCAAAGGAATTTTGGTCTGTTTCGATTTGGTCAAAAAGACCAATGACTGCATCGGGGTCTCTAAGAGCTGCCTCTAAGATTCCCGGCTGTCTTAAAACTTCCGGAGCGAAAGAGTTAGTGGTTCCAGCACCTAAAGTAGTTTTATAGCCTGTTGGGCTAAATCCTACTGTAGAGTCTACACCTTTAACTCCGTCTGACTTGTAGTTTTGATAAGCAGCAGACTTAACGAAAGCTTCACCAATGTTGGATGGTCCAGCTTGTGGTTCTTCAGAAGCATAAACTTCTGTATCCATAGCTTTTTCATTCTTGGCTTTGCTTTTCTCTAAGTTAGCTGTATCAACTAAATCAGCGAGTTCGGTGTTTAAACCATTGATAGCATTTTTTTGCTCAGCAGAATACTTACCGTCTTCTACTGGGTTATCAAATACTTCTTTTAACTCAGCACGCTTCTTGGAAATTTGTTCTTTATAATCTGACATTATATTTTTCTCCAAAATAACTTATACTTATACTATTCGTCTTCTTCAAGCTCAACAATTATAGATTCTGCAATTGTAGCTTGAGCTTCTGCAAAAAGAGCTTCGAATTCACTGTCAACCTCTTCGAGTTCAACAATTTCTTCTTCCTCATCTGCAGTATCTTCCTCGGGTTCAGAATCTTCCTCTTCTTCAACATCAACTGTCTCAGAATCTTCTGTAGGCTCAACTTCTGTCTCAACAACTTCAGACTCTTCGGCTACTGCCTCTGACTCTTCTGCTACTGGAACTTCTGCTTCAACTACTTCAGCTTCTGTATCAATTTCAGCTTCCGGAGTATCTTCTTCGGAACCAAGAATTACATCTAGCTCTTGCCAAGCATCATCTAAATCGCTTTGGACAGCTCTAAGAGCTGACTCAGCTTTAGCCGATATATCCCTTCCATCTTTAGAACGTAAAACACTAATTGCTTTAGTTCTAACAATAAGGCTATCCAATGCTGCAAGCACATCTTTCACCTCATCAGAAAAACGAACTCCTTGCAAGCTGGAATCATTTTCTGAACTTTTCTCTTCAGATACTTCTGTTTCAACAACTTCTGTATCTTCTGACAAATCTTTTTCATCTTTAATCATATCTTCATATGCATCGTGAGTTGCACAAGGCATATAGACTTCTTTACCATCTACTGAATGAGTATGAGTTCCGGAACATCCTAGTTCCTCTGCTCTTTTCTTAGCATCTTCTTCGTTATCAAAGATGTCCTCATCATTTGCGGCTTTTTCATCGGAGCTAGATTCGTATACTGACTCTTCACCTGTTTTAATGGCTAGTGTGTAGGTCTGCCTATTGGCTCCTACAAGAACTGGTGATACTTCGTATACTTCTAAATCTTTTAAGTATCGAACGTCTCCTACTGATTCCCCATCTTTTTTGAATTCTGCGACTTCATAGTCATTAATTCTGAAACCGAAAGACCATTCTTGTAAGTCACCCATTTCTTTTGCAAGATTATAAGCTTCTTTACCAGCCTCAGTTCCCATAAAAAATTTACCTTTGAAGACTGCTTTGTCGTCTTCTTGAACTATTTTACCTTTACCAATTGGTTGGTCCCACTTGTGTGCGAATACCATTGGAACTTGGTCATCTTTAAATCCGGATTTTATTGCTCCGGGAACGACTACATCGCCGTCACTATCTAGGTTGTTAAAAACAGAAAATACTGCTTCAACATTTCCTTTTTCATCATCAGTGGTTTTGAATGACACCGACTTTGTGAATTTTTCACTAGCCATAAAAAATTAACTCCTTTTATACTCTTTTATTTTAACTTGTCAAATCGTCGTTGTTTCCAGCTATAAGGTCTATAGCTTTTTTACGACGGTCATCTTCTTTCTTCTTCTGTTCATTTACGATTTTCTTCATAGTGCTAACACCGGACTTAGTTACACCGCCCCATTTCATAACGGCAATGATTCCATTTAGTCTAGTGTTTCCGGAGTGTCGGCTCATAAAACGTTCTCGTCTTTTTACCCAAGATAATACTGACGCACTTCTATCTCCACCTTTATATTTCGTCCAGTTTCGATATGCATCATTTCCAGTAAAGGAAGTAGGTGGGTTTCCACCGGTTCCTGCTCTTTTCCATATGCTCGGGTAATTCTCTTTAAGATTTTTGACATAAGCGTGGTCGGGGAATTGTTTAAAATTTGAGTTGCTCAAGCTAATTTTTTGGTTATCTTCAGCTGAAGGGAAACCAGTAATTTTTTCTTTTGCTTTTTCTTCATTACGCCAATCTTTAATCTTTCTTAGTTTAGAAATTGGCATAGTGACATTTCTATCAGTCTTCTTGTGTGAACCATCTTCCATAATTGCCCAAACTATCATTGATGCCTCATCTTCTTTTACAGAGGTAACAATACCGTGAACGGTTGATGGTGGGTCGGTGTCTTTATTAATGGACCAGCTAACAGCGTCACCAATTTTTACTGATTCTGCTTTTGCTGATTTTTTAGAACTTAAAGGATGACCACTAGGGAGTAAGTCTTGGTCAAAAGCAGTTCTTGGGAACTTACCTTTCAATCCTTTAAGGAATGCGTTAACTCTAGCTACGCCCCATTGGGTTGCTGAAGAAACATTACCTCGCACTGAAGCTGGGTTAGTTCTATAGGCACCGACACCTCGTCTGAAGACAGCTGCCAACATTCCATAACTTGCTTTATATTTTGGGTCTTTTGCATTGTGGTCTGTTACCTTTTTTTGTAATACTTTCTTAACTTTAGCAGATATTGCTGCTTTCTCATCTATAAGTGAATAATCACCTTCAGAACCTTTGAACTCCATAGTTAAGTCAACAGTGACATTTTTCTTTTTTTTAGGTCTCTTACCAATAACTCTTTTACTTCTTCTTACTTGTGGCTTGAAACCAGTTGTATTGAGTGTAGCTTTCTCGTCATCTTCAGATGGTTGTTCCGGAGGGTTTTGCTGGCTCTCATTTATTTGAGTCATAACTCCAGTCTCCCCCACTGGAACAGCCACCATATTTAATGGTCTTAAGAAAACTTCGTGACTTTCGTCTGCTTCTAACCCTAAACTCTTTCTTGCTTCTGAGATAGTAACAAAACCACCTTGAACACCGGAGTTCATTGTTAAAACTTGTTCTTTTTTATCTGAGGCTAAAGCTCTTACTTCTTCTAAGTCATACTGACAAACCATTGAGTAATCATTTTTTTCGAATTCAGTATGTAGTATTTGATGAGTGAACTCTGAAGCAACAGCATTCCATAATGGAATCATCTTTTGTTCAGTGAAGAACTCTCTTAATTCTTTCGTATTGTTATACGTGGCTGCGTCCAATCCAGCGCCGAGTCCAGCGAGAATTGCCGGAACTCCAAGAACAGAGGACACTCTTTCTTCCGGCAGTCTTCTCAATGCAGTTAGGTTCATTTGTTCCGGTGTGAATGAGACTACGTCTACATCCATAGCACCAGTCATAATCATTGGTGCGCCTCTGTTGGCTCCCGAGAACTTAGATTTAAAAGCTTGAGCTATTGCTTCGGCTTCTTCCCTAGAAGGACCACCCATAGTGTCATCTTTTGGACTTAAGATAACGCCGGGAACAGCCATATTGTGTAACAAGGCAACAGCAAATTGTCCTGCTGCTTCATCACCGGCTAATTCTCTTAATACTGTTCGTATTGGAGCAAAGCCTCTTCTATGGTCATCCGGGTCCATACCTTGACGAATGTGGACAACATTCTCTCTTGGTAATTCTATAAAATCTTTTGTTAGGGAGTTTGTTTGTTTCACTGCGTAATATTCGTAGTGAGTAATTAATTCTCTTTCATTCCCTCTTACTTTGACATAAGAAGGCATCAAAGGTATCAATTGAACTACTTCACCTTTATTGTTTCTGCTCTTCATAAGGAATGCATCTCCGTGAGCAGATAAAGAAGTAACAATATAGTGAGCTAAGCTTTGTCCACTAAGGAACTCGTTAGGTCTTGTTAAAAGGACTTCCATTGGATGTGAAGGAACTAGTTCTTTGCCACCTTCTACTTTTTTATAAACCTTTAATGTTGGTTCAGCAAAAGAAGTTGCTAAAACATTGAGACAAGCAGTCACGGCAGAGTTGCCTAGACCATCGCCCATATCGTCTATTAGTTTTTGTGGGAAGTGTCCCGATTGTGTGTTGTAACCAAAATTACTTGTAAGCATAGAATCATTGCGGTCATAAGGACTTCCCTTTGCTCCTGCAACTATTCTTTTTGGTGGAGCTTGTAGATAATCTACTGCTTTTCTATAAAAACTTTTTTCTTCAGCCATTTAATACGCTTGCCATTTCCTCTTCTTGTTGCCAGCTAATGTAGCATAAGCTAATGTATCCACGATATCATCGTGAACACCAATTGGAAAAGTGAGTAGCTCTCGCTCCACTTCGCTGACCCAATCTGCATTTTTAGGAAAGTAAACCAATCCTCTTTCCATCTTAGCAGATAAAGGAAGTGCTCGTGAGCGCTTATCTTTATCAGCTCTAAGTTCTTTTATTTTTATACCTTGTCTTCTTGCGAACTGAACTATAGCTAATTGATAACCAGCTCTTTCAATTCCTACCCATTCAAGATTATGTATTCCAACCATTCTTTCTATTTGTGGAACTATGTCCGGGGCTTCAACTCTATCTCTAAACATATCTAGCATAAATAACTTGTCATCTTCTGAGTGGTATCCAAAAACAGATATAACTGTATAGTCAGCTGATTCTTTTGTAGATACAGCTAAGTCGACAGTAGCAAATCGTTGTAATTCACTTTCTTTATATTTTTTGCCATCAGCCCATATCGTTCCGACTCCTTGTTTAAAATAATTAAACCAAGAAGAACGAAATATCTGAGCACCCTCAGAAATAAACTCTGCTAGATACTCTTGAGCAAAAACTAATTCTCCTAAGTCTTCTCTTGCTGATTCAACTTCTGCTGGGTCAATGATTGGATTGGATACTGTTGGATATTGAAATCTAGCCCAGTCTTCTGCTTTTTCTGCTTTTTCCCATAAATGATAAAACCAATTGTCCATACCAATAGGAGTAGAGATAAATAATGCTTGACCTTTATTTTCTGTAAGTGTAGGTCTTAATACTTCAGTCCAAGTTTCTTCTCTAACGAAAGCTGCCTCGTCCATAACTAGATAGTTCAAACCTTCACCACGAAGACGTTGAGGGTTATCTGCAGATTTAACTGATATAGAACCACCACTAGGAAAGGTTACTTCCATATCTCCGAGTTTTATGTTAACTCCAGCATCTTTAGGAAATTCTGATGCTGCTGCTACTACATCACGCCAACCAACTCTAGCTATTGCGAATGTCGGAGCAACCCACCAAACACGACCACCATCAAGTGCTTGCTCTAAACAAAGTTGCACACCTAATCGAGATTTACCAAATCGACGACCGGCACAGAGAATTTTCCAACGTGCTTCGTCATCTTTTACTGTTTGTTGAGCCTCGTGTAGGGGCGGAAAGTCTATTGTAAAGGTTTTACTTTCGGGGTCTTCTATTGTTTCTAAATAATCACGACTCATCTTAATTAATTATACTAATGCAAAACCCCACTAATGCGGGGTTCTACTTCGACAACAACATTTAGTCTAAGACTAAATTAAATAGGGTGACTTATTTTACCCTAGGAGGATTTAATAAGTCACTTAATTATACCTATTGATTAAATTTACGTCAACTATTCTTCTTCTAAAGAAGTAAAAGCTTTACCTAAATCTACTATGAGTGCCCTTTCTGATTCAGAAAGTTTGCCAGTGACAGAGTTTGTCCATATTTCAGAATACAAACTAGTGCTATCACGGTAAATAGACTTAGCTAATTTAATCTTTTTGGCGTTGTAAAGGTGTCTAAGTAAATTGACTTTACCTTTATAAGCATTTGTCAAAAAGAATAGCTTAAAAAAGAACGATGACAACACTACTGGAGTGCTTGAATCGTTAATATCTTTTCTAGTCCATTGCTTATGTGATTTAAAATGACCTTTAACAAAAGATACTGCAGAGCGAAAGCTTTGCTTAATCCAATGATAAAAGAATCCAGTAACATACGAAGTCCAAGTTTTTTGGTCCCAGCCAATATGACCGTGCCAAAAACCGGGTTCGCTCCCATTGTGAGCGTGTCCATCGTGTGTTAATAGGACTGCATCGTTGTTCAACCAACGAGCAAATTGATGACTATGTTTGTGACACAACCTAAAGTATGCTGGTTTTTGGTCGAATAAATCGATAAAATCACCATAACCACCTTGAGTGATTAGGTCCAACGCACCTTCGTTGTTTGTATCGTGGGATTTCCACTTACATTTACGAACAGCACAGCCATCTACGTGGTATTCGTATCTTGGTCTTTCAACCAAGTCTTCAGCGTTTACATCACTGTTATTATTAGTTAACATTTTTCAATGCCTTTCTACTTGTTATTACTTTCCTCATTCATACTGTAAACACTATAGGATTCCCACTCATACGAAATTAATCGCACGTAAACAAACAGGGGTCGTAGGAATCCTAACTATTTACAGGTCTTCTACAGCTTCTCTAGTCGAATCTATAAACTTCAACATATCTTCATAACTTCTATCTTTAGGATGGAAGCCATCATTAAACTCTTCAAAAGTTTTTCTATCATCTTCAACTTCATACAAGTCAAATACTCTTTCGAATATAGCTGAGTCTTTTGCATCGTATTCTCTTAATGCAATATCTTCGTGTGTCAAAAGCGTTGCTAAAGGAATGACAGGTCCACCTTCTTGTTTGAGAACGAGAACCACTTCTCTTCTTCTAGTCTCTGTATTAATAGCTGAGCCAACAGTTAACATATCAGAAAAGTTCTTTATCATCTGAACTTTCTCATACAACTTGCCTAAGCTTCTTTTATAATCTTCACTCATTCTTCCTCCTCTTGGAATCTTCCTATTGATTCAAACTTCATATTGAAGTTCGGGTGAATAAATTCTAAATCACCTTCTACTTTTCGTTTTGCGTCATCGTAAGAATTAGCAAATACTTTTTTATGCCCTTTGAATGTAACTATATATTTTTTCATAAGTAGCTCACTTTATTTTTGTGCTTAAGATTCATAGTCCATCTTTTTTGTATCTTTGCGTGGATACCTACTCCGTAAGGTCTGTCATACTTGTAATGAAGACGATACAAAATATTATGTTGTAGCTTCCAAGCTCTCCAAACTTTATTAGAGTAGACAATACCTTGTTCATCAGCTTGAATGTTCTTAGAGCTTACAGCCCAAGTCCACATCAAATGTCTAAACCACTGGAATCTAAAACTAAAGTTTAATTTCTTACCGTCAATCTCACAGAACAACTGATAAGGAAATCTTCCGTGGGCTAGCTCAGCTAACCCAAGGAACAAATATTTATCCATTAGTAATCACCCCAGTTCTTTCGGTAAATTTCGTGGGCAATAGAATTTTGCTTATTCCATTTATCCCAATTCTTATCCTCGTGATAAGGACCAAAGTTACCATTGTTGTGATTCGCACAAATCCAAAAATAAGATTTGTAGAATTGGTGAGCATAAACTCGGTGACCACTCTTGTGAAAAGTCTGACCACTTTTATTTACTCGGTCTCCTCTGTAACGAGTTACACCTTTACCGTTGCACCAGCTCACTGAGCATTTTGCATTCGCCATAATTATTCCTCCTCTTCGGATTGTGGATGTCTAAAAACGTAATAGACTCTAGCATCCTTTGTATTTGTTTTGGTATATGCACGCTGGGTCTTTGTAGACCACTTATGGAAAACTTCTTCTCCATTTGCGTATCCAAAAGTATCGAGTTCTATCTCTCCATACCCTACGACTTCTGCGTCATAGTAAGGATGAGTAGTTACTCCTCTTGTTATTTGTATAATATCGTAATCGAAATTTCTCGGTTCTTTCACAATACCCCCTTTTGTTTTGTTGGTTATATAACCACTATAGCATAGATGTTTTTATTTGTCAAATTATGTTTAAAATTTTTTTTCCATTTTGTATACGGCTCTCCTAAGAGAGCCGACGATGGGAGGGTATCGGCAATAAAAATCCCCGAAGGAACTTTTACCGACATTTATTATTATACCCTCTCATATACTCGTCGTATCTTGCTCACTTTAACACTTACTTAATTATCATTATTTAAATAACATTTTTCTGTGAGCAAAAAAATAAGGGAAGACTCTTATAACTTTTACTTAATCACTACATTTAGTATCAAACATCCATACAGATATTTAGTTACTTTCTTCTTCCCTAGTGCAGTAGCTGGGTATCGCACCCAGCATGGACTGTCCCTCCCACTTGGTTACTGCTCAATATTTATATTATAAGCATTGCAAATTTGTTGCACTGCATTTTCTATAAAATTTTCTTCTCCATAAAAATTTGAAATAGCATCTAAAGCTAACTCTGAAGTTTTACCCTCATCAAATTCCGGATTCCTTTGTGGCAATCCTCTTGAGTTCTCTTCAATAACACTATCTATAATTTCCCACATATCTTTTACTGATACTGTATCATCTAAGTCGCCGTTATCTATAAGCTTGTGCATCAAGATACTCATACAACTTTTAAGTGCTGTGTGCATAGCATAGAGTTCATCGTCTTGACCCCACCAAGTATGGTTGAAAACATTCTTCCACTTACTTGCATCTACTTTTTTGTAAACACAATCTACTTGAGCATCAAATAAACTTTTACCTGCGTATGCACTATCTTCATATTTTTTAGGCATAGGTAATCTACCAGTCAAAGACATAATACTGTGTGTATACAATCCCATACTTGACTCATCAAAAATAGTGTCACTCTTTGACGGGTCTATGTTTAGAATTATTTCATCTTCTTCTTGTAATAGATACAACTCATCTTTCATTAATTGAGAAATGATACCTATGTATTTCTTAACTCTCATAGCGTGATAGAAACTTGTCACCTCAAAGATGTTATGACTTATCTTTTCTTCATTGTCTCCGAAAAGACATCTTCTATAAAATTCGTTGTCAATCACTTAGCACCTCCTCTAGTCGCAAGCTCATCTTCAGTCTGTAGTCTATTTCTGAATTCTAAAATCTCATCCTGTAACTGAGGAGCTAGATTCATAGTTTTCATTGTTGCTATAAACTTTTCCCGTGTCATAGGCTCGGGTTTGATTCTTAAATTATATTCTGATGGAGTTGACTTAACTCTCTCAGCTAAACAAGCCGGTAAGTTAGGACCACCTCGTTTTGGACAAAACTCGTGGAAGACTGGTGTGCCTATGTCATCAAAGACCCATCCACTATCGACCCAATCGTGTTCTCCACCTCCACTACACTGTGTCTTGTTGTTCTTTAACAAATTGTATGTGTGGTAAGTAGTCACTTGGTTGTAACCTAGTTTGTTTATCATACCAATAATCTGTGATGAGTTAGGAGCATAAGCTCTACCCTCATTGTGCAATTTAATGACAGCACCTTGAACAGCTTTGTATGAAAAATATTGTAAGTCTTGAAACATACCTCTGATGTAAGTATCGCTCCATTCAGATGGTGCGTCTTCACCTTTGGTAAATCTTGTAGATAGATATTGAACTACCTCTATCCATTCGTTCCAAGTTATGCCTATCTCTCCATCGTCCTTAGCTTTTTCCAAATGTTCTTTGGCTTGCACTAAGTCAGTTAGATTAGTCTGAACTTGTTCTAGTTCATAAGGATTGTTGTCATCCATAATTATTCTCCTATATTATTGTCGTTTATCACTATAGCACAGAAAGTGCTTTTTTACAAATCGGCTGGTTCTAAATCAATTCCATCGTCACCAATGAAAGAAAAGTCTAAATTAGAAAACTCATCAAATCTCGGGTCATTCAAATATGGACGACCGGCATAGTGCCACGTAAAGTAGCAATCTATTAGTTTGTGGTTTCTGCAATTAATCATAACCCAGTAGACATCGTCTTTATCTTTGATAGCACCAGCATCTTCTAGAGCTAAGATAAATACTTTCATATCTTCGTAAACAGTCAAGTCAGACTTTCTAGCTACATTGTTTAATCTTTTATTCTTATCCATCAGAACTCTATTGTATCGTCTTCCAAATAAGATTTCAACTCTTTGATTGGGTTCAGCTCAGATACTGGCACGACTTTAACATCGTAGCCATACTTTTCTACTTTGGCATCTTTGACTTCATCGTGTGTTGTCCAACCCACAATATAAGCTCTCATACCTTCTACTAGTGTGTTCTTTTCTCCATCAGTAGTATCAAAGATAACTTGAACATATACTTCGGGTTCTCTCTTCTCTACATAATCTAATCTAGCCATCAAACTTACTTTACCTTGTAGAGGGGTAGCACTGGATTTGATTTCAATAATACTATTGAGGTCAATCTGACCCATACCACCTAATATCGACGTATAATTACGCCAATCTCCAAACCAATACTGTAAAAACACTAATTCGCCGCAAATTCCAGTAATTGTGTCGTGTTGACTGTTTCTAGTTCGGTCTACTCTCTTATCTTCTTCTTGAGCCATAGCAAAAGCAAGCATTTCTGCTGTAAGAAAGGTATAAGGATAGAATTTACTGAGCATTATTCTTCCTCGTCTAGCCCAACAACGTCGATTAATGGGACTTTTCCTACAACTCTGCCTTTATCGTCATACCAATATTCGTATTCAATATCTTTCATCACTCTCCTATTTAATTGTCGGTATAAACACCATACCAAAAAACTTCGGCTTTGTCAACTCTTCTACAAGTATTTCTTTACTAGCTCTCTCTAAGTAGTTA